GGTAATTTCATCTCAGAGGCCTGAGGCGAAATTACATTCGGGAAATCCATCCCTGCAATTTTTACGGGTAAAATTGCTAACCACTCATGTAAAGTATATTCATCATGTATTTTGTTAATCTTTTGTTATTTTTACAGTATATGTAAGATTATTATATACAAAGGCTATGCTTGACTGGTCAAGTCAACTCATTCTGAGTTTTTATTTACAACTATTTATATAAGCCTTATTTATCAATACGCACCACCATACATTAAAACGGGTAACCATATATAAACATGTAGTCTTTAATTAAGGTGTACTACACATCACCACTCACCCCAGAATTGATACTCATCGGCACTAAAACCTTCGTCTTGGTTTTCGGGCGGAACAATGCCGTAGTATTTTTCCAAATATGCATCTTTACGGGAATCATAAGACATCCCAATAGTTTTGCATAAATTGGTGAGATCACAGTCCTTAGCGACCTCGGTTAATTGAGTTCTACGTTTCTCGTAAAGCTCTCTTCCATGCAAAAAGAATTCAGACAGTGCATTGTCTATATTACCTGCTGATACAACTTTATTTGTAACAACTTTTGATTCTTTAATCGCATGTAAGGATTTAAAAATGGATTCCTCTACTAAAGGACCAAGATAATGCTGAACATCTTCATCAAATCGAAATCGACGTTTTAAGAAGTCAGTATCATCAAAATGGTCATACTTCTTGAGTTCTCCATCTTTACGACCAGAAGTAACTGTCACCCCATACTGAGCCAAGTAATCTCGAAAAGATATATTATTAAATAGATCATATTTCTCATCTACATTACTTGTACGATCATCTCCGTATGTGACTTCAGCTACAACATCTGTATATTTCCCTTTAAAATCTGGGTATACAGAACGAAAGACTGATCGTCCATATAGTGTATTAATCATACTACCTACATTTGCAGTAAAATTAATACCAGAACACCAAAATCCATGCACTTGGATTAAGGTGCCATTATGACATATAGTAGGATTTACTACATCTACTATCATGTTGCGCATGATCTTTATGTCATCTTGTGTATAATTTTTTGTGTATTCTGCTAACCTCACACAAATAGAAAGGGCAGCCATAGTCATCTGGCTAGGCATTGCTGTATCATATAGTTTATAATCCAAAAATATCATATTAGTTTTATTAAACTTAGATAAATGTTTAGCAATGCTCTCCCAATCGGGACCAATTGGATTAACTCCAACCGCAACACTGGTCTCTAGAGGGTTATATCCTAAGAATTGTAGTACCGGCAAAAAATATTCACGAACTAACAACTGATAAGCTAAAGGCGCTGCTGTAAAGACACGCACTTTATCTTTAGTTTGTTTCGTAGGTTCATCTTTTAATGATGCCTTAAA